ACACAACGGGCTGCAACTAGAGCGGGTACCGACAGAGTCTCTGATATCGTACGCTCGCAACAGTCGAACGCACAGCGAGTCTCAAATATCGCAGATCGCGGGCAGCATTCAGGAGTTCGGCTGGACGAATCCGGTATTGATCGATGCAGATAGCGTCATCATCGCTGGCCACGGACGCGTTCTGGCGGCACAGCGGCTGAAACTAGATGCGGTCCCATGCCTGCGCCTGACGCATCTCACAGATGCACAGAAGCGTGCCTATGTGATCGCGGACAACAGGCTGGCCCTCAATGCGGGCTGGGACGAGGGGATGCTGGCGAATGAACTGAGCGACCTGCACGCAGATGATTTTGACCTCGGGTTGTTGGGGTTCGATGAGGACGAACTGTCGAAGTTGCTAAGCTTAAATTTCGGTGCAGGCGGTGGTGATGTCAGCGAGGATGAAGTTCCGGAACCTCCAATTGACCCGATCACGAAACCGGGCGATCTGTGGCTCCTCGGCAAGCACCGAGTGCTTTGCGGCGACTCGACGAAGGCCGAGGACGTCGAGCGGCTAATGGCGGGTAAAACGCCAGGACTCACGGTCGTCGACCCGCCATTCGACATGTCTGATAGTATTTGGTCCAAGTGGATCGCCGATCCCTCCATCGTATTCGGGCAAATGCGTCAAATGCGAAAGATCCCGGAAAAATGGTGGCGGTTCGAGCGCGTCATCCTAAAGCGATACCGCCATCGATCGGCCACGGTGCAGATCGATCACCGACATGCGTTCGTAGCGCAGGTCGGTAGTGACCGCGTATTGCCGCACACTAGCGAGACATTTACATCGGTGTGGGAGCAGGAAACTAACACAGAGCACTTTCACCAAAAGCCGCTAGGGCTGCTGGTCGAGCACATGACGCGATGGGCGTCGCCGTGGGACATTGTGCTGGACCCTTTCCTAGGCTCCGGTACTACGCTGATCGCCGCCGAACAATTAAGCCGCAAGTGCTACGGCATGGAGATATGCCCTCAGTATTGCGACGTGATCGTAAAGCGGTGGGAAACGCTAACAGGAAAAACGGCGGTGCTGGAGAACCTATGCCAAGTGAAATCCGAGACATCCGCATGATTCAAAAGTCGCTAGAGCAGCGATGGCCAATCCGTCCGGAATACCGGGAGGCACTGGTAAAGCGACTGACGAAAATCATCGCCGATCCAAAATCCACAACACGGGAAGTTACTGCGGCATCGCGGGCATTGATCGCTGCAGAAGGGCAGAATCAGGGTGACGAGCAGCACATCGACGACCGGATGGACGCAAGCCGAAATCGCATCCTTACACTGCTTGAGCAGCGAGGATCAGGAATACGTCATCTCACAGTTGACGGCAGCAGAGCGGAACAGCCTATGGAAGGCCATCGAGTGCGGCAGGAATCTTCCACGTGATGAAAACACCCGCCAGCGAGATCTGATGGCACGGCGACGAGCGTCAGAGCGAGATATCACTTTGATGCCGCCAAAGGACGTCTTTCGTCGCCTTGCCTGCCTTGCGGACAGCGAACTATTCCTGACAACGTATTTTGCAGACGTATTTTTCGAGCCGTTCACCGATGACAGGCGTGACATGCATCATGCCATCATCCGGGCTGCGATGTACGGCGGCGATCAGGCGATAGCCGGTTCCCGCGGTGAGGGCAAAACGAAACTGGCCATTTACACGGCCCTGTATCTTACAGTTCGTGGCCTGAGCCGTTTTCCCATCGTCATCGGCAAGAATCAGCGAAAGAGTGAAGCGGAGTTACGAACGGTGCGGGAGAAGCTGCAGCAGTCGCCGCTGCTGCTGGAGGACTTCCCGGAACTATGCATGCCGTTTCAAGCCGTTGGCGGTTGGAGTTCACGGGCCAGAATGCAGACGGTGGCAGGTCAGTATACCAATCTGAAGATCGCAGCCGATCACATCATTTTCCCGACGGTGACGCCGGAAATGCTGCCATCGGACTGGCCCGATGGCATCGAGTCAGTCAGCACGGGTCAGATCGTGGCCAGCATCGGAATCGACGGTAGCATCCGCGGAACTAACTATCGGGACGTGCGCCCCGATATTGCCATCATCGACGACATCGAGGACAGGCAAGCTGCAGAGTCGGAGGCGTTGATATCGAAGAACGACGAGATCATCGAGCAGGATATCGGCGGGCTGGCATCGTCCGCAGAGCGTGTCGCGCGGGTATTTCTTTGCACAATCCAGAACCGCAAGTGCATCGCCTTCCGGTATACCGATCCGAAGCAAAAACCATCGTGGAAGGGCAAGCGATACCGCAAGATGATCCGCCCGCCGGATCGCATGGATCTGGTGCAGGAATATCTGCGGCTGCGAATCGAGAGGGCGGAAAATGATCCGGATGCACGGGTGGCGTTCCGTTTTTGGCGTGACAATCGGGCGGAACTGGAACGCGACTGCATCGTATCCAATACCCACAGTTTCAGCGGAAAGATTCACGAGGACGGCGAACCGTTGGAACTGTCGGCCGTGCAGTCGTACTACAACAAGGTGGCGGACTTGGGCGAAAAGGCGGTGGCTACAGAGATCGACAACGATCCGCCGGAAGAAGTCGGGCCGCAGGGAAGTGGCTTGACGTGGCAGACGGTGGCCGGCCGCCTGAGCGGTTTGGATCGCGGCCAGGTGCCGGCGAATGCCTCGTGCATCACGGTTGGGATCGATCTTGGGAAATACCTGTGCCACTGGGTAGCGATTGCGTGGTGGAAGGGTGCCGGCGGGTGCGTGATCGACTACGGCCGGGCGGAAGTCGTCGGCACGGAACGCGGGATGGATCACGAGGCCAGTGAGCCGATGATCTATCGGGCACTGCTGGCGTGGCGGGATGAACTGCTGACAAAAAACTACGTTGACGCAGCCGGCACGCCGCGCAAGGTTGATGCGGTATTCGTGGACTCCGGGGCGTTCACCGATGCCCCGTATCAGTTTGTCCGTGACGTCCGGGGTGCCCCGTTTTTTGTCGTGAAGGGGCAGGCTCATTACCGCGACAAGACAGCGGAAACGGACAAGATTAAGCCGGGTGCCCATCTGCACGCGGCATATCAGGAGGCACAGGGGCTGTGGCTGTACGAGTTGAATACCGACTTTTGGAAACAATTCATCCACGAACGATTCCTGACTCCGACGTTCGATGATCAAAATTTCCTGCGGCGTGGTGCGCTATCGCTGTTTGTGCAGCCAAACGATCGCAAGCACACAAGCTACGCGCAGCACATCGTAGCCGAGGAGCTGGTAAGCGAATTCAAGGAAGGGAAGGGCGTCAAGACGTGGTGGAACAAGGTGAACGAAAACAACCACTGGCTCGACGCAACTTACATGGCGGCGGCTGCGGCGAGTGCCCGCGGTATCTATCTGTTATCCGCAACTCCCGAGGCACCTGATGGGCCAACAGTTACTCCGCGAGCGAAGTCAAACCATGAGCCAGAAAAGCAGAGACAACCGTTCGGCAAGCCTGCCTCGCAACGACACGGCGTGCCGAAACGTCGTGCCGGCGGATGGGTTGCCAGTCTCCGGCGGCGCTAAGTCAGCGCCGGTGCAGGTCAAGCCACGAGTCACGGAATTCGTGCCGCGGCCGTGTGCGGCATGTCAGGCGTTGCGAAATGCAGATGATGATATTCGCGGGCGGTCCTGTTCGCGGGTGGTATCGACGCAGGGAAGGACAAGGTACTGCAAGTGCGGATATTGTGGAGCGACATGGAAGGAAACGGCTGAGCAATGAAGATCTCAAAAACAGCGGCGGGCGTTATCCTGATCGGCGGCATTGGACTGGCGGCTACTGGCTGGCAGGAAATGCGGAAAACAGATCGCGAGATTGAGCGACGGGCAGAGGCCACAAGAGAGCTTAATGCGGAGATGCTGAAGATGCAGCAAAAGGAATTCGAAAACCGGATGGAGGACATTAGGCTCATGCGGTGAGCGGCGACGCGAGTTTATACGGCGTGTAAACGAAGACTCGTAAACATCTCCCCGCGGCACGCTGTATCGCTCACACTGCGTGAATGGCATCAGCCGCATCACTTCTGACGCAGATCGACGCAGCGATTGAGGCACTGCTGACAGGCGGTGTATCCTCGTACTCGATCGGATCGCGTACCGTCACCGCTCTGGATCTGTCCACGCTGATGGAACAGCGGAACATCCTGCAGGCGCAGGCAGACCGGGAATCTGGCGGCGGGATGTTCAAGCTTGCCAAACTGCAGAGGGCCAGCCAATGATCGGCGCAGCCCTGGACAGGATGATCGGCATTTTTTCTCCGGCAGCAGCCGTGCGGCGGACACGTCAGCGGCAGATGCTGCAGCGGACGTATGCGGGAGCTGAAGCGAACCGGCTCACGAACAACAAAAAGCCGCGGAATCAGTCGGCGGACAGCGAGCTGATCGGCCCGTTTGGCGCGGACGCTATGCGAGCGTGGTCACGGGCACTTGTCCGCGATAACGCTTATGCGTGGGGCGTCGTTGATACGATTGTCAGTTCTGTTATTGGCTGCGGTATCAGAGCACAATCGCAAGTTGAAACCGCGGAAGGTCTGGACGTCGAAGATATTAACGATGTCAGGGACGCGGTGTGGTCGCAGTGGTGCGAGGTGTGCGACGTCAACGGCCGACTAAATTTTGACGAGATTCAGCAATTGGCTCAGCGGGAAATGGTGGAAGCGGGCGAGGTGCTAATTCACATCGTCCGCACGCCATCAACAAAATACCGCGGCATCATGCGGCCTGTTCCTTTGGCCCTCGAACTGATTGAAGCAGATCGGCTGGCTAACGAACGCGACACATACAAGGTGCGAAGCAAAGACGGCACTCGCATCACGCGAGGAGTTGAACTCGACGATCTCGGCAAGCCGCTGGCGTACTGGGTGTACCCGGAGCATCCGAACGGGCCATACGGTGGCGGGCGACAAGATCCCGTGCGGATTCCTGCTGAGGAACTGCTGCACCTGTTTCGCTTAGATCGTATCGGGCAGTCGCGTGGAGTGTCGTGGTTCGCGCCGGTGATGTCGTGGCTGCGTGATCTCGGCGTGTACGTCGACAACGAGATCCAGGCGTCGGCTGTGGCATCCTGTTTCGGCGTGGCGATTACTACGAACGGGCGGGCTGGCACAGGCCTGATGCCTTCGACGGACAGCGAGACCGAAGACGTCAACGGCAATTCGTTCGAGTATCTGGAACCGGCCATGGTGGTCAGGTTGCAGCCGGGCGAGTCGGTTGAGTCGATTAACCCGGGCCGCCCGAACTCTGCGTCAGAGCCATGGATTAACCTGATGCTGAGGGGAATTTCTGTCGGCACGGGGCTGTCGTATGAGGTGGTGAGCCGCAACTACAGCGGCACCAGCTACAGCAGCAGCCGAACAAGCATGCTGGAAGACCGCAGGCGGTTTCGGCGATGGCAGAAATACATGGTTCAGCGGTTGTGTCAGCCGGTCTGGGATGCGTTTTGCGAACAGGCGGCAACCTCGGGCGTCGATGGATTCGCCTCCATGAGCGACATCCTTGCGGATCGCCGGG